GGTCAAGTAAATTATTTAAGCTAGGAGCTTCTTTTTCTATTAGTGCATGTATGTTTCTTTTTTCAGTCATTATATATTCCTTTCATTGAATAATCTTAATATAATCATTACTGATTATAAGTCAAGTTATGATGTTGTAATATTACTTGCTGGTCCTGCAGTTGTTGTTTCACCTGTAAATTCTTCTGTTGTATTTGTAGCCGCACCAGGAGAACCTGCTTGTCCACCAGCATAAAAAGCAGATGACGTAGTTCCAGCAAAAGAACCTCCTCCACCATTTCTACCTGTTGCCAAACTAGGTCTTGTTGACCAAGATGTTCCATCATAAGCTTCAGTATGGCCCGAATAATTTACAGGAGCCGAATTACCACCGAATAATAAAGTTGCTGTTTGAGTACCTGAAACACCCATTTGATTTCTCGCAATATTTAAAGTACCACCAGTTGTCCAATTTGTTCCATCATATTCTTCTGTTATGCCTGTTCTACCAGAAGGAGACGAATAGCGATACCCTCCTGAAACCAAACCAGCGGTTGCTGTTCCTGTTCCTCCTCCTACATATCTTGCAACTCCCATTGCGTTAGGGTTAACAGTCCAAGCTGAACCATTATATTCTTCTGTTTGTGCTGTTACGTTTCCTGAAGGAAGAGAGTTATTATAACCACCAGCTTTTACACCTGCTGTCTGACTTCCAAAACCTATTCCCCCATAAACTTCTTGGTTTAAATCTCCACCATTTGTCCAACTTGAACCATCATATTCTTCTGTAGCTACTACACCTGTTGATGCTGGGGGTCCAGGATAACCACCTGATCCTAATCCTGCTGTCTGTGTTCCACAAACAGCCAACCAACCTCTTGCAGTATTCATATTATTACCTTCTGTCCAAGAAGTTCCATTATACTCTTCACTATCAGCTACTCCAACATTTGAGGGATTATGTCCACCTGCAATTAAACCTGCTGTTTGAGTTCCATAGCCACCACCTATAGATTTTCTTGAAGTATTTAGATTTTCACCACTAGCCCATGCTGCAGCGGTTATTGTATTTGTTGATGAATTAAATTCTTCTACAATACTTTGAAAAGCTGTTCCTTGATAACCACCAACCATCATTCCGTTAGTATTACCATCACTTAGTCCTGCTCCATATCTTGCAGTAGTTAAAGATGCAGGTGAATTACTAAAACTTGTACCATCCCATTTTTCTGCAATTGCAGTAGCAGTAGGAGAATATGGACCACCACCTATTAATAACCCTGCGGTATTAGTAGCTCCCGTTCCACCAGCTGCAGATCTTGCTCTTGCAGTGTTCATACTAGGACTACTAGTCCAATTAGTTCCATCATAAGCTATAACGTTAGTGTTGGCAGTAGGAGCACTACCAGCAGTAACTATAGCAGCTGTTTGAGTTCCCATACAATTTGCTGATGATGCGTTTACAGGCATCGCTGTTACTGTTGTCCAATTCGTTCCATCATATTCTTCTGTTGCATTAGTATATGTGGATGTTGCTTGTCGATAACCACCTACCATAGCACCAGCTGTTTGAATTCCAAAAGATTGTCTTGTTCTTGCAGCAAGGTTAGCTGCGTTAACTGATGTCCAAGTTGATCCATCATATTCAAAAGTAGCATTTGTATCTCCAGAAGTAGGGTTCGTTGGTCTTCCTGCAGCAGAAACTCCCGCTGTTTGGGTTCCAAAACCTGTGTTAGAATATAAAGCGGTTCCAATTGCACCACCTTGTGAAAAACCTAAACCATTCCATTCTTCTGTTGTTGTAGAGAAACCTGTGGATGTACCACCTGCACAAAACAAACCTGCTGTCATCGTACCTGCACGATGATAAGTTGATGTAGCAACTGGTAAAGGTGTAGCACTTGAAAATGCTTCAACACCTATTCCCTTCACACGCAAATTACCCGAAGTACTATTATACCATACCTGTCCATTCTCTGCGTTGGAAGGATCTGCTGATAAGTATTTAACTCTCAGTCCTCTGATTTCATTGTATCCAGCCATTTATAAAATTCCTTATGGGAGTGTTATATCTGTTGGTCTACCTTGTGATGCTGCTTTATCTTCGTCAGACAAAGCGTCCCAAGCTGTTTGTGCTGCAGTAACTTCTGCATCCACTAAAGCCTGTGCTTCTGCTTTTGTCTTTTCAACACCATTTTTCTCAGCTAACCATCTTGCGCCTTTTTCATTGTTTCCAATGACCCAGACATCTGCAGGGTGACCAGCTAGATAAAAGTTTCTTCTGTCTTCTGCTGTGAAGAATCCTTTTCCAGTGTTTGTAGCAGTACCATATATAAAGTGTGCCATAGTATTTACTCCTTAGTTATTGTTAATATAAACTTATTTTTAATCATAATCAACTGTCACTTATTGTTTTGTAACCTAATTGAACTACTTCTCCAGTATATTCTTCTGTTTGCACTCCAAGACCACCACCAAAAAATAATCCATTAGCAACTGTTCCTGCTCCTGCTCCTTGAGATCTTCCTGTTGAAACGTTAGCTGTAGTATTCCAAGAAGTTCCATCATACAATTCTGTAGCAGTTGATGTACTACCAGGAGGAGATATTCGACCAGAAAAAACTAATGCGTTTGTTTGTATTCCAGCTGCTCCCATATCTTGTCTAGCGGTATTTAAAGTACCACCAGTTGTCCAATTGGTTCCATCATATTCTTCTACATTATTAACACTTACAGTTGGCGGATTTATATTTCCACCACTTGCTAAAGCAGCTGTTTGAGTTCCACATCCAACGACACTAAATCTAGCTACTGATAAATCAGTTTGTTCAGACCAAGATGATCCGTTATATTCTTCAGTAGCTCCAGTTTTAGAACCTGTAGTTCCTCCAAAACATAATCCTGAAGTTTGAAGACCTGCACCAGCATTATGATATCTAGCTGTATTTAAGTTTCCACCACTAGTCCAATTAGTTCCATCATATTCTTCTGTAGCATTAAACCCAGATGATGGACTTGCTGGACTTGATCCACCAAATACTAATGCAGCTGGTTGAGTTCCACATCCAGCAAAACTTTCTCTACCTGTAGTATTATTAGTTACTTCACTCCAACTTGATCCATCATATTCTTCGACATTTGTTGTTACACCTGGAGGTCCTACATATCCTGAAACAGCTAAAGCTGCATTTTGTGTACCTGCTTGAGCTGAAGCATGTCCAGATCTACCTTGGTTTAAATTTCCACCACTAGCCCATGTCGCTGCTATTGGGGAAAAGACTGATACAGTCCATTCTTCTGAATTATTTCCAGGTGGGTTTCCTCCTGCAGCTATGGCTGCAGTTGCAGTTCCACCACCGCCTGCCCAATGAATTTTTGATTGTGCCATACTTGCTTTTGCACTCCAAGACGTTCCATCATAACCAAAAGTTGTATTAGTAACTGTTCCTGATGGAGGTGTTGATCCTCCAAAATTTATTGCTGATGATGTTGTCCCTGCAGAACCTCCAGATTGTTTTGCAGTTGGTAAAGTTCCTGAAAGTGTTGTCCAAGCTGTTCCGTTATATTCTTCAACAGCAGTTGATGATGTAGGACCATCTCCTGATTGTCCACCAATTCTTAAAGCAGCTGTTTGTGTTCCACAAGATGGACCATTAACCATACCTGTATTCATGTTTCCACCAGATGTCCAAGAAGTTCCACCATATTCTTCAGTTGTAGCGGCATAAGGAGGTGCTCCAATTGCTAAAGCTGCTGTTTGTGTTCCAGTAGATCCAAAATCATTTCTTACAACACTCATATCATTTTGTTCTGACCAAGAAGATCCATTCCATTCTTCTGTATTGCCTACAGTTGTAGTAGTGTAACCTCCAAAAAATAAAGCAGCATCATTTGTACCTGCTCCACCTCCACCTCTTCTTGCTGTGTTTACATCTGCTTCTTCTGTAAAGACATTTCCATTATAAGATTCATTGTTGGCTACATTTGAACTCGTATATCCACTAAAAGTTCTAAAAGCATTTTGTGTTCCGTTTCTTGAACCACCACTATAAGTATCTCTAGCTGTGTTTAAAGTTCCACCAGAAGCCCATGATCCAACCGCTACAACCGATCTAAAAGATCCAAGAGTAGAGTTATACCAAATCTGTCCTTCATACTCAGAAGGACTTTCTGGTGTTAAAGCTCTACCACCCATACCGTTATGGTTCGTACAATAATAAAATAAATTAGGTGCACCAGATGCTACAACAATAGTTGTAATATTACTATCAACAGTAACTCCAGTTGTATATTCAGTTGAACCTGCTGCATCGGCAGCTGTTGCAAATCTAAATGGGTGACCTGTTGCTGCTGAGTAGTCAAAGTTATATGTATTACCTTCATAAAGTTCTAACGTAGGTGTTAAAACCCCATCTATATAATATCTGTTACCAGAACCAGGGTTAGAAACTGTAACTGTATAAGTTATAGGTGTAGGCGCAGGGTCCCCTGATAAAACTTTAATTGGTTTTCCAAAAATTTCTTTATACGTTGTCATAATTAACTCGTTGTTATATCCACTATATTAACTGCTGTTGTTTCACTTGTAAATTCTTCTGTTGCAGATTGTGCTCCAGGAGGAGCGTATCCAGAAGATGCTAAACCTGCAGTGCTCGTAGAATTTGTTCCTAAACCTGCTCCTTGTTGTCTTGCTGTTGCTAAACTAGGTCTTGTTGACCAAGCTGTTCCATCATAAGCTTCTGTTATTGATTGGGCCGCTGTTGTATTTCCTCCAGCTATTAATCCAGCGGTTTGAGTTCCCGTTCCACCAAACATATTAGCTCTTGCCGTATTCATACTTCCGCTAGCTGTCCAGTTAGTACCATCCCATTCATATGTAGCTCCAGTTTTTGCTGCAGACGGAGGTAAAATTCCTCCACAAACAACACCCGCTGTAGATGTTCCAAAACCGCTTGCTTGTGCTGTTGCTGCAGGAAGTGCGTTTGGAGCGGCTGTCCAATTAGTACCGTCCCACTTTTCAACAGTGTTTGAGTAAGTAGATGTAGCAGGTCCAAAACCTCCAGCCTTTACTGCTGCAGTTTGATTTCCAAAACCAACACAATCTCTTATAGAAGTATTTAAATCATTTACCTCAGACCAAGAACTTCCATCCCAACTTTCAGTGTTAGCAGATGGTCCAGGTGCCTCTCCACCAAAAGCCAAAGCTGCTGTTGAAGTTCCAGTTGAGGCTAATTGATTTCTTGCTGTATTTAAATCATTTACTTCACTCCAAGAAGTTCCATTGTATAATTCTGTTTTTCCTGTTCTAGGAGATTCTCCACCAATCATTAAAGCTGCTGTTTGTATTCCAGCACCTCCTGCTCCATACCTAGCTGTATTTACATTTCCACCACTCGCCCATGCTCCAGCGGTTACTGTGTTAGCTGTAAAATTCCATTGTTCTACTAATGTAACAGTTCCTGATCCTGGACTTCCACCAGCAGCGATAGCTTCAGAATTTCCTGTATTGCTTCTGTTAGCGGTAATATTTCTTCTTGCAGTTGCAAGGTCACCTACCTCTGTCCAAGATGTTCCATCAAATTGTTCTGTAATTGCGACAACGGGTGTAGATCTACCACCAAAACCAATTGCAGCTGTTTGTGTGCCTGAACCTCCTAGTGTGCTTCTTGCAGTATTCATTGCTGGACCTGCTGTCCAATTAGTTCCATCATATAATTCTGTATTAGCATAAACAACGGGTGCTGTAGCACCTCCTCCACCAAAAATAATACCTGCTGTTAAAGTTCCTCCAGTTCCAACGTCATATCTAGCTTGTGCTGGATTATTTCCTTCACTCCAAGATGTTCCATTGTATTCTTCTGTATCAGTTTGAAGACTACTAGGATTAAACCCACTTGAATAAACTGCAGCTGTTTGAATACCAAATCCTCCTTGAGAATATCTAGCTGTGTTTAAATTATTTTGTTCTGACCAGGAAGTTCCGTTGTATTCTTCTGTGTCAGCTTTAGTAGATGCAGGAGGATTATTATATCCTCCAAAAATTAAACCTGCTGTTAAAGTTCCAGCAGAACCCATTTCATATCTTGCAGTTCCTATGTTACCACCAGCTGACCAACCGCTTCCATTATATTCTTCTGTTAAATTAGTACTAAGAGAACCACCTGCAGCAAACATAGCAGTGGGTGTTCCGCCACCACCACGATATTGTACTGAATTAATCATAGGTGAAGTAGATGACCATGCACCACTTGCCGTGACACCTTTTAATTTTAATTCAGTTTGATTATACCACATTTGTCCTTCAAGAGGATTATCTGGATTAGTTGTGTAGGACCTGATGTTTCGTCCTTGAATATTTTTAAATGTACTCATTTAACCTCTAGTTATTCTTTAGAAGCCATCCTTGAGTACCGTCTGTGAATACCAAAGTAAAGCCTGCTCTTTCAGTTGCTACTGTTAAGTCCGCTGCTGAACCTTGAATGTTTTGACTATTTCTGCCGATAGTTAAATTATTAGTGTCAAAGGTTCCTGCATAATCAATAACAGATACTTCATCTCCGATTGTTGGTGAAGAAGGCAAAGTTAAAGTCCATGCACCACCTGAAGTGTTTGCAAAAATACCTTGTCCAGCCACGGCTGTATAAGTAGTTGTTTTAACTGCTTGCCATGAAGTTCCACCTGCTGAGGCTTCTTCCCATGATAATACTCCGCCTGTTGTTGATTTTAAAAGATAGCCGTTTCCTCCTGCTACCGCAGCTGGCCATGTTATAGTGTAAGATCCACTTACTGTAGCCGCCGACTTCATTCCTATGTATGCACTGTCATCACTATCTGCTAGTCTAAGTTCTTTCTGAGAATTAATTATTAAACCTGTTCCTGCTGTCCAGACTAAATCTGCGTCTCCACCAAATGAACCTGAATTATTAAATTGTACTTGTGTATTTGATCCACCAGGAGTTGTTCCTGCACCAAATCCTACATCATAAACACCTGTGTTAGTTGCTACACCATCAAAATAAACTAGCTTCCAATCTTTGTCACCTGTTGCCCAAGTAACTGTTGCACCTGAACCTGAAGCTGCTTTTAATTGTACTGTGTATGAACCTGATGTACTGTTTTTAATAAGATAAAAATTTTCTGTAAGAACTGGAAAAGTAACTACTTTATTTCCTGAAATTGTTTCTGGAGATTCTGCACCTAAAACAATAACTCTAGTTGCAACAGTAGAACCCGTTCCACCATCAGTTTTATCTAAAGTTGTTGTATTAGCCCCTGCACCACCAGCATTTAAAGTTTGTACCTTATAACCACCAGAGATTTGCTCTATGATATTTAAATTTGTATTTGTTTTTGTTCCCCAAGTACCAGCATTTTCGCCAGTTGCCATTAGCTCTATGCCGAGAGAGGTATATGTTGAAGCCATTGTTTAATCTCCTAATTATTCTTATTAATATTGTGTTTTTTATAGCAAGTCAACATCATTTTAACCGGCATGTGTTTTATCCGTGTATGATGCGCTTGTGTTATGTGTCTTATTTGAATAAGACGCAGAAGTATTATTCGTTTTTATACTGTACGACGCGCTAGTATTATAGCTTAAATCTCTAGTATATAAAGGTGAAAGTTCACCTAATGAAACAGTTGCAGATTGACCTGTTAATCCCATTACTTGATCTACAGGAGTTATTGAACCTACTGCAGAAGTTGCAGCAAGTCCTGTTAATCCCATTACTTGATCTGCTGGATCTAAAGTTCCAACTCCAGAAGTCATGGCTTGACCTGTAGGAATTATTGTAACACTAACTGGTATAGTTAAAGTTCCTAAACCAGATGTTGCAGCAAATCCTGTTAAAGATACATCTTCATTTGGAACCGTTATATTACCTAATGCAGAAGTTGCACCTAATCCTGTAACTTCAACAATGTCTGTTGCTAAAATTGTAGGTGTGCCTACTGCAGAAGTTGCAGCAAGTCCTGTTAATGAAACTCCAACGTTTGGTATTGTAGGTGTGCCTACTGCAGAAGTTGCTTCTAAACCAGTTAGACCCATTACTTGATCTACAGGAGTTATTGATCCCACTGCTGAGGTTGCACCTAAACCAGTTAGACCCATTACTTGATCTGCTGGATCTAAAGTTCCTACTGCTGATGTTGCTGCTTGACCTGTTAAAGTTTGAGATACTGAAACGTTAATTGTTAAACTACCTAAAGCGGATGTTGCTGATTGACCTGTTAATTCTGCAACGTTTGAAATAACATTTGTTATTGAACCTAAGTTTGTAGTTGCACTAACACCTGTTGGTGTAACAATAACATTAAAAGTACCACCCCAAACTTGTGATCCCCAGTTATCTCTACCCCAACCTGTATCATAGTAATCGGCATCACCCCAATCAGCTTGTCCCCATGCTGGATGACCCCAACCTTGTAAAATATTTTGATCTACTGCACCACCAACATTCCACGAACCATCACCCCAATTTACATTGGATGCGTTCCATGTTGTAGGGTTAACAATGGCTTGTTGACCCGTTACTGATACTGTAACGTCAGCCATGTTTTACTCCTATGCTATTCTGATAATTGCGTCTGATGAGTCAGCTGTTGGAAACTGAATTGTAAAAGTTCCGTTAGTTGCAGTTTTATCTCCACCAAAATCTATACAACAAACTGATGGATCTCCTGAAGCAGAGTCATTAAAAATCATACATCCTCTTGCTGTAAAAGAAGCTGATGTCCAAGATATATCTGAAAAATCACAGACTGCTGTTGTGCTTGATGCAACAGGTGTTACACTTGTTAGAGCTTTTCCTTTTGCACTGTAAGCTGATCCTGATGTGTTAGATATTTCTTCTGAAGTTGTGTACGCAGTTGTACTTGCACCTAAACTAGCATCACTATCGTAAAGTGCTATGTTAAATGTATTACCTGATGATGCAGTAAAATTATGTACTGCTTTTAATATTTCTACTTTGAAACTTGTGCAAATTGCCGATGTTATTGCCATAATTTTTTCTCCTAATTACTGAGGCGCTGACTCGATTGGAATTCTTAATGTACCATCCGTGTAATCGTCTCGTCTTCTTCTTCCAATTTGCATTGCTGCAAACTTTTGTACTTCAGTTTTATACTTCTGTTCGTATAATGTCAACATATCAGTTGGACCTTTTAAGAAAGTAAATGCTTCTGCTAAACAAGCATATAAAAGCCCATTAGGGAAATATTGACTAACATATGTAGTAGTATTACTACCACTTAAAGCTTGTGGTAGTTTGTTATAATGAATTATATATTGATAATTAGCGTCTGGTGTAGGAGCTAAATACATACCTCCTGATGTGCTAGAAGACACTCCTGTAGCACCACCAAACATAGAATAATATTTAGGGTATCCTGTAACATCTGCTCCTGATGCAGTAGAACCTTTTGGTCCTGTTAAGTTACCAATATACTCTGATATAAAAGTTTGATCACGTCTCTCTAACCACTGACCTTGTTCATTAGTATTTGCAGTAGATGGAAATACTTGTACACCTCTTACAAATAAACATTCAGCTGGTACATTTATACTTTGTGTATCTGTTGCAAATTGTGCTTGTGCTTGTTTTCTGTCAGAATCCATAGGTATATCATATGCAATTCTGTATTCTGAATTCATAATAAATTGATCTACAATAGTAGATGTAAAAACATTAGCGTCTACTTCTGAGTAGTCTCTAATTGCAGTCGTTAATGTTGCGTATGTAAATCCAGCCATAATTAACCTCTATCATTAACGGGTCCAATTGTACACTGAAAACCGCCTCCTGTTTGTGCACTTGTAGCATTAGATACTAAAGGCACTGTTAATGAATTATATATTGTTTTTGTAGCAGGTTGAGCTCCTGTGTTAAAAGTTGTTCCTACAGCTGTTGCTAAATAAGAGCCATAAACTTTTGCACCAGATAAATGAGCTCCAGCCGTTGTGTTAGATAAAGTTCTACCTTTGTATGGAGCAGAAGTTCCACGTGTACATCCTGTTAATGTATTTGTTGTTCTACCTGTATATTGAATAGTTTCATTTATGTATTTTCCAAAAGTTGCACTAGTTGCATCTTGGTCTACTTTTTCTATAACAATATAACCTGCAGTTGGAAATTCAGATCCATCAGTTAAAATAATTGATGTAGCAGAATCACTTATGTTTCCATTAAGTGTTGTAGATAATTCTAAAGTTGTAATTGCAACTCCACCTACTAGTTGTTTAACAGATTGAAATCTTACATATGTTGTTCCTTCATTTAATTTATTATCAGGAAAAGAAACACTTAAAACTTTAGATGCTGCTGTTGTTGTAAATGGATTTTCTGGTAAAATATCTTGTACAGGAAATTCAACTCTTGCAGGTCTTGCATGTAATAATCCTTGTGGATCAGCTCCTACAGGATGTGGTTTTAATTGTGGTTGTTTAGGTTCAAATTCAGATGTGTGCACCCATGCACCTGTCCATTCTTGCACCATTTCTCTGTATGGAAATGCTGCTCCTGATCTATCAGAAATCGCTAATGCTCTACTACCTTTTGCAAATCTAGCCATTATACGTTTGGATAGTATGTCTTCGGAGTAATAAATGTGCTAGCTGCAGAACCATCTTCAGATAATGCTCTAGCTAATTCATCCTCGTACAACAACTTCATCTCCTGTGTTCTTTGTGGTGCAAACTTCATAGATAAATAATACGATAGTCCTGAAACCATACATGGTACAAATCTATAAGGTGCATCACTTGCGTTAGTATATGCTCCTGCATCTTGAATTCTTCTTACATAATAAACACTTAAAAAATTTGATGCAGCAGTTGAGTTAGGTAAAGGATAAATAGTTAATGTAACTTTATCTATAAATCTTTGTACCCAAAATTGAGAAGGGGTTCCATTAGATGCTTTATTTGCTGTTGCAGCATATGCATCTCTTGCAACTTTAGTTAGACCCGTGTCTGACTGAGAAGTTGTATTATAGTTTTGTCTGTAAGAAACATTTAAAATATCTGAAATACCATAAACATTTGCTGTTGGAACAGTTGTTGCTTGTGGTGGTTCACCACCTCCAGGTACGTCTGTAGAGTTTCTATAAAAAGTATAAACACCAGATCCTTCAGCTGTAGCATCAACATTAGTTGTTGAACCTACAACTAAATTAATATTAGTATTTCCTACTTCCCAAAAATGTATTCCTCTATTACCCCATTCTTGAAATAAAATATTTAAAGATCTTCTTGCAGTTTTTATTTGATGTCCTGCAGTACCAACTAAACCGATAC